CAGCTGAAACTGGTGCCACTCCGGACGCGTGACGTTGCGGACGTAGAACTGCATCAGCTTCAGGTCTTCGTAGTCGAGGATCCACCCGCACTCGGCCTGCGGCTGCTCGCTGTAATCAGCCATCAGCGTGACGTTGCGACCGACAACCGATTTCACCACCCGCCCTTCGGACTTGCCGCTGGGCAGGTTTACCAGCAGGCGAGCGCCGACCGGCACCACCGTATCGCGATCAAGCGTCACCACCCGGTCGGCCGCGGCTGCTATTCGGCCCCCATTGTTCCTGCCAACCAGCATAGGGTCGGCCACAGCGATCACCTGGCCAGGCTTTGGAATGTCGCCATCCAAGCCCACACGAAACACCCCACCCTGCGTTTGCAGCTTCTCGGTGAGCGCCGCCCACTGCCCGGCGCGCTGCGCCTGGCCCAAGGATGTGCAGCCTATCGCGCCAACACCCGTCTCGCGCACGATGCCGCCAAGCTCGACCATGGCCTCGTCATCAAACACCGGCTCCTTGTCGGTTTCGAAACCCTGATCCGGATTGTCCCAGGACACCATGTAGAGAGTGTGCCGATCGCGCGCACGGGTGCCTTCGTACTTGATGGCTCCGTTGTTCAAAATCTGCGTCTGGTTGTAGGTGTAAACCGGGTCGCCGGGCATGTCGGCGTTGACCACGATCTGGCTGCCGTCCCAATACGCCAGGCCGTGGAAGATCGACGCGAGGTCTTGAAGAACGGCATAGGCCTCGGCCTGCTTCTGAAAGTACAGGTTGCACGTAAAGCGCGGTTCCTGGCCGCCCTTACCGTCCGGAACCATCTGGTCGCAGTATTGAGCGATTCGATACAGCGACCAGCGATCAACCATGGTCGCGTCGATTCGGTCGCCGAGGCCGTAATACGGATGCAGCACCAGGTCGTAGAAGATCCAGGCCGGGTTATTGGTAAAGGCCTCCTTAAAGGTGCCATCCCAGATGCCGTTGCTTGTCCCGGTACCAGAGGTTGCATAAGTGCGGGTTTCGGGGTTGTAGTTGGTCGGCACACGGATGATGCGCCCGCGCATCAGCACAGCAATTTTTGCGATGTCGCCGCCAAAAGTCTGAGCGTCGTACTCAAGGCAGCTGACCGCGGTGAGCGGGAATTCCTGATCGCTATCGACGACCTCCGCTATAGCCTTGACGATCATCTGGTCTACGACCAAATCGGAGTTAGCGTTCGGGGTCAGGCGGCGAACACGAATAGTCCAGCGGCTACCGGCCGGGAGATCGAGGCGATGCGCTCGTTCGTACTCGGTGATGTTCTTGCGATCTACAGCCGACGCCAAGACTTCAACGTACGGGCCGTTGTCGGTAGAAATATCCACGGCGTAATCAATCCGGACGCCGTTGATGTTGCCGGAGGCGTCCTGACTTCGAAGTGTTGGCCAGCTCAGTCGGACGCGTACCGCGTCGATCATTGAGTTGGTGATGGTGTGCAGCCACGGCGTACCAAAGACCAACTCTTTCTTGACGTCGATCTCGTTGCTCGACTCCTGAATGCCTTCCAGGCGCTCCTGATTCAGCTCACCAGAACGGAACTGCCACTTGGCGCTGGGGTAGTTGATCGTGCCGTCTGGTGCCTGGATCGCAGTTCCATTCAGTTTGACCGAGCGCAGGCCATCAACCGGGCCGACGATGGGCCCCCAACTCCACAGGTAGACGATGCGCGCAGTAGAGACAGACGGCACGCTGTTCGAGGCGATGCTTGGTTGCTTCTGCTTCGCCTGCCCCCCCTTGCTACCAATAACTGCACGGCGCTTGCGAGGCGCTGCGCGGCGAGCCTTCTTTGCTACTGCGCTCATGCGCCCTCCAGAATGCAAAAACCCGCCGGAGCGGGTTTGTTGGGTTGTTTGAGTCAGTTGCTGTCTTGCGTGTAGATCCCGCCAGACTCGACGGCGCCGCCGACCTCCCGCTCACCATACAAAAGCGGGTAAGGATTCCCCTGTGCGATGGTCGTGACGGCCCCCCCGAAGCCGTAGCTCGGGTTGTTACCGTCATCGTTCTTGCCTTCGGCGCTGGCCTTAGTGGTCGGCGACAGCATTTGCACAACGCCGCCCAGGCCCACAGCTGCGCCGGCGGCGAGTAAGCCCATACCGAGGGTCGAGGTGGTGCCGCCGGTGAAAAGGCCGGCCACGATCAGCACCACGCCGAGAAGCGTCTGGAACATGCCAGCCTGCTTGCTGCCCTGAATAATCGGTTGAATGCGGATGTCGCCGCCTACACGCCCCACCAGATCAAGCTCATGCTCGCCAAGGTTGCGCTCATCGACAAACACAGCGAACACCAGGCCGCGCTCCTCCGCCGTGCGCAGGTACTTCTCGAAACCGGGTTTCATCATGCATAGCGCGGCCATCGCATCGCGGAAGCTGTGGACGTCCAGGGTGTATTGCTTGCCGAACTTCTTGCCCAGCACGCCGCCGAGCTTGATGGTGCGCATAGTCATGGTCGGTAATCCTTGTGCCGGAGGATCAGCTTCACTCGGTTTGCCATCGACCAACCGTAGATTTCACGGGCCGCCAGGCGCCCAGGCATGTGGTGGTAAATGAACGGGCCAGACCCGCCAAGTTTTGGCGCCGGCTCGCTGATGAGTGCCGGCTCATCGCCCAGGTAGATCACGGCGTGATTAGGGAAATAGCACTCCCGGCCCGGCGTCGGGATTTGCAGCACCAGCATATCGCCGCGCTTCGCCTCGTTGACCTGGTAGAAGCCGGTGGCCGCGAAGTTGTCTTCGTAGAGGCTCGGGCCTTCCTTCTGCTCCCACCAGAGATCGGAGCGCTCAAAGTTCGGCAGCTGCAAGCCGGCCTCCCGGGCGTACCAGTCGCGGCACGCTGCCCAGCAATCCAGCAGACCATGGGAGAAGTCGCGGCCCAGCAGCGGCGCCTGGAAGCCCGAAGGCTTGAACCACTCGAAGTCACCGCCAGGCCAGCCGACAATGCCCCACGGCAATTCGTGCAACTCACAGCTGACGCGGTCGGCCATGCTCGGCGCCGGAGACTTGTCGGGGTGGCTGTGGATGATCGCCAGCACCTCGCCCCGATCTTCCGCCCGGGCCATGTCCTTGTGATCGATTTGGAAGTGCTCGCGCGGCGTGCTGGCCAGGTTGCCGCAAGGTACATACTCGCGGCCGACGGCCGACTTGATCAGCACGCCGCAAGCTTCAGCAGGGTAGGCTCGTTCGGCGTGAGCGCGGATCTCGTCCTGCAATTTTTGATTGATGCGCATCACTACCTCGAACTTGCTATAAGGCTCGCGCCCATGGATCCACCGAACCGGCGGGTGTTGCCCCGAAGTTTGCAGCTGCTCCACCAACCACCGCAGCGGTCCAGCGCTGGGTTGTCAGTGGGCTGGTTCTTCTTGTCGAACATCGCCGTGCCGGTGTAGGCGCAAGCCTCCTGCCGGTACCCGCCACGGCAGGCCCACCGGCAAAGCTTGGTGATCTGCTGAGCCGGCAGCATCTGGCCTTCCATGTCCGTGGGGCTCGACAACGAGAACGTGACCGAGATGCTGGGCAGCGCCTCGGTCTTCTGCTCGATAAACCAGAGGTTCGTCTTCGCCTGATCACTGGCTTCTGGGTTGCCGTCGGGGAAGTTGGCGGCGTCCAGGAAGTGGCGGAACGTCTCGATCACCTTGACCCTGGCCCCGGCCAGATCGCGGAACTGGAAGCACAGAGCAGTGATCGCACCACGCACGCCGCCGAGTTCGTCGTCCACCTGCAGCGTCGGCGACGCCGGGCGCCCGTCGCCACGGATGTCGAAACCCTTGGCCTCGATCTGGAGCGGCGAATACAGCTGTCCCTGCCAGATGATGTCGCCCTCATGAGCGTGGCCGTGGAAGCGCCAAAGCAAACCGCCCAGGCGCGTAGCGTCCAGTTCGTACAACCGGATCTGGTTGCCCGGCTCAAGCTTTTGGATATCGGTGTTGTAATTCATGGGGCCCCAGAAACAAGAAACCCCGCACTTGGCGGGGCCTGGTGAAGGTTAAGGTCGGGGGTTGAACACTTGCTTGACGGTGAAGGTGACTGTGTAGATCTCCTCGCCAAGGGCTTTTTTCTTGTACCCGTTGGCGCGGTACCACCCTTCAGGCTCGCCCGGCGGCGCGTATCGGAAGGCTTTGTAGCCTTCGTGCCGGTCCAGGAATGCGAGAAGCTCAGGGAGTTCCTCGCCTGGCAGATTCTCG